CAATTTCCAATAATGATGGGTGTATTGCCTGGTTTCTCAGGTGAGACTTCAGGAACCGGAGCTTCAAAGGTATAACATGGCAGAAGCAAATTCATCAGTAGCATTTGTTAATAATGCAACAACTCAGATAGTAAATGGCATACTAAAAGAGATTAATCCACCACAATGGCCTGCTGCATTTGGTGGCAACTATCTGACACAAGGCATTCAAACAACACCAGGTGTTGCTCGTGGTGCATTGACAAACACAGGTGTTGCATATTCAAATGCCAACTTAGCACACGCTTGTGACTTTAAATTTCAACTTGATATTAATATTGGTGCATTGATTGGTGCAGATTTATCCGCATTAGTTGGTGCAATCAAAGCAGGCAAATTGGCTGCAGCTAATCTTATTCGAGCATCAATTCTTCAATTGCAACAAGAGTTTAATGCAGCAATCACTGCAATACTTTCTTTGTTAAATCTCGATACTTCTGGTATAGCATCATTATCTGTATCTTTGGTTTATGATACAGGTATACGTATACAAGAAATTATCAACCAAGCTGCACAGATTCTTTATGATGTTTCTTTAGTTGCAAATTTAGTGAAAGATTTACAACAAATCATACAATGGATTGAAAGTTTACCTGCACAATTACAAAACTTATTGAAACAATGTTTGTCAAACTTTCAAAGTTCATTAAATTCTGCAAAAAATTCTTTGTCTGTGGCATCAAACTTAGGTCAATCATTTAGTCTGGCAGCAGCAACAGCAAGTGCAACCACATCACAAACGGGAACACCTTCAGCTGCACTAACTATTACAACATCACCATCACAACAAAATATTGGTCAGTTGCAATCATACATAACAAGTGTCACAACAAGTAGTGTGGCAACCACATCAACAAGTACACAATTTAAGAATTCGTCAAGTCCATAATATGATAGCAAAACCAGATTTTTTTACTGCATGGACAGAACCTGAATCCGCAGCCAATTCACAATATCAACCGGTATACCCATATAACCATGCAACACAGACCACCAGTGGTCACTCATTCGAATTGGATGATACTCCAACGAGGGAACGAGTACGACTAGAACACCGCACTGGTACTTTTATTGAAATGCATCCTAATGGTGACGAGGTGCATAAAATCATCGGTGATGGTTATGAAATTATTCTTAAAGATAAGAATATGTTGGTGCAAGGTAAACTTAATATCACAGTTATTGGTGATGCCAACTTCCATATTCAAGGTGATAAGATAGAACAAGTTGATGGTAATGTAGAACAACACATCAAAGGCAACTTTACACAAACTGTAGAGGGTATGGCAACATATACCACACAAGGTGACACACGTATTGTTGCTGGTGGCATTGGTGTTAGTGGTCTTAAAATTACTGCACCAGTTACATCGATAACTGGACAAAATATGTCAGTCAATGCAGACTTTGTGGCTGAAAAGATTACATCAAGAGGTAGAATTGATGCAACCACAGGTGTTAGTGCAGGACCATTAGGTTTTGTAACTGTGACTGGTGGTGTTTCTGTTGGTATACCTGCAGCTGTACCAACAGAAATCAATGCAATTGGACCAATCAATTCATTGGTGTCTATGTCTGCACCATTAGGACAATTTGCTGTGATGCAGGCAGTGTGGGCATATGATACAGTGAATCTATCGATGCACAATTCACACATTCACATCTCACCAAAAGGACCAACTGGTCCTCCAATTCCTTTGGAAATAGGAGCTTAATATATTATGAGTAGCATTTACGCAAGATTGGGATTCAATTCTAGTGATCCAACAACAAACGCAACTGTATCAACCTACAACAGTAACGTACAGACACAGTTGGCCATGGTGCCACCATTACTAAAACCTTGGCAAGCAAACGCCGTTGGTTCTGGAGCTGTAACCAATTTGTTTCAAAATCCAGTGGCCAACATAACACAAAGTATCTGGAATGTTTCTAATACATTGGTTGTGTTGGCAAATAATCTAACATCTTCCGTGTCTGGTACAATTACCACACAATTGGCAAACGTAAATACAAATGCATTGTTGATATCTACCACTTCAGCAAACGCATATCTTTACATAACAAACAGACAATCTAATGTTGTTCCACCAAACTCAGATAATGTAACACCACACTACGTTTCAGCCATTTCTCAAAGTAAAACATTATCTTACTTGGTACACCAGTCTGACGGTGTGCAAAACAACTCTGTTATTATGGGTAACTTTACAAGTATTACTTTGGGTAACACTTTAACTTCATTGTATAACACAATGAATACAGTTACAAATATTTTAAAGACAACAATTACTTATGGTGTCTCAAACACAACATCAATTGATGCAGCAAATGCATCATTATTGGCAAATTCTGTATATGGAATTAACCAATTAATGACTGTATACCCAGCACAAGATACACAGTTTTTCCAAAATTCAGCAAATGTTTTGAATGATTTTGCATCGGTAACTCAATTTAGTAACTTAGGACAATCACAAATGTATTTGTTAACAAATTATATTGGCACAGCCAACCTAGTCTCCAATTTGAACTCATAAATAGTAGATGGCAAATTTACAAAAAATATACGCAGACCTGGACTTAACGTTCAGAAAATTACCAGGGACAAGAGATGTGGCCTTGCGTTATGACGAGCAGGCCGTAATTGCATCTGTTAGAAACTTACTGTTAACAAATTTCTACGAAAGACCTTTTCAACCAGATGTGGGTTCTAACTTGACTGCATTGTTATTTGAACCTGCAACAAACATTACTGCTAGTTTATTGTCAAATGAAATACAAAATGTCATTACAAATTATGAACCTAGAGCAACAATACAGAACATTTCAGTAAATTTAACACCTGATGGTAATGGTTTCCAAGTGACTTTAAGTTTCTTTATTGGCAACAATACAATACCATCTAATGTAAATCTTCTTCTTCAAAGGTCCAGATAATGGCATCTAATACACAAATTCAAGTTGCAAGCCTAGATTTTGGTGGCATCAAGCAAAACTTTATCAATTATTTGCAGAACCAGCCCAATAGTCCTTTCAAAGACTATAACTTTACTGGTTCGGCAATGTCTACTCTGTTGGATGTTTTGGCTTACAACACACAATACAATGCATTTTACTTGAACATGGTGGCCAATGAGATGTTCTTGGACTCTGCACTGCAACGTTCTTCTGTGGTGTCACATGCCAAGTTGTTAAACTATGTTCCACAATCTTCAATTGGTGCTGTTGCACAAGTTAATGTTGCGTTTACAGGTGTTTCTACTGGAACATACACAGTTACCATTCCACAATACACCAATTTCTTGTCAGAACCAATCAATGGTGTCAACTATAACTATGTGACAACAGATTCTACCACAACTTCGGTGTCTGGCGGTAATGCAAATTTCTATGCACTTGAAATTAAACAAGGCACCCATCAAAAATATACCTTTACTGCTGACAGTGTAGGTAATCCAACATCTTTGTTTGAAATTCCCGATCCAAATATTGATACATCCACAATGGTTGTCTCTGTATACCAATCATCTTCAAACAGTAGTTATCAAATTTTCTCACCAACAACAGACTATTTGCAATTGACACCTACAAGTCCAGTGTATTTTTTACAAGAAGCAGTGGACGGAAACTACCAAATTTATTTTGGTGATGGTGTATTGGGACAACAGTTGAGTAGTGGCAATATCATTGTTATTGATTATATTTCAACCAATGGTACCGCTGGTGGACTTGCAAATAACTTTGTTTTAATGGACAGTATTGCAGGTGGTGCAACAGTTTCAACATATTTGACAGCAACACAAGGTCAAGATAAAGAAGCAATTGAATCCATTAAGTTTCAGGCACCTAAAGCATTTGCATCACAAAGTCGTGCAGTAAGTAAGAATGATTATATCACAATCTTACAACAAAACACATTAGGAATTCAGTTTGATGCTGTTTCAGTATGGGGTGGAGAAGAAAATACACCACCTGTTTATGGTCAAGTTTTCATTTCTTTAAAACCAAAGGGTGCATACGACTTAACCGAAACACAAAAGAGCTTGATTATCAACAATGTTCTAAAACCAATTAGTGTTGTTACAGTTGAACCTACAATTGTTGATCCGGATTATGTTTACTTGCAAATTGCAGCAAACGTTTTGTATCAACAATCGCAAACAACATTGACACCAGGTTCTATGCAGGCGAATGTCACCTCGGCAATCTATGGTTATGCAGCAAACAACCTAAACACATTCAATGCAACATTCAGCTCATATGAATTATTGAGTGCCATCAATGCAGTTGACAGTTCTATTGTAAGTTCAGATTTCACTTTGCAAATGCAAAAGAAATTCTATCCAACTTTCAATGCACCAGTAACATACAACTTGTATTTTAACACATCAATCAAAAGAGGAACATACGGAAGTACACTAACAAGTAATCCAGGTTTCACGATTATTGACCCAAATAATCCAAGTAACACAATCGATAACGTGTTTTTGGCTGAAGTTCCATCAGCAACAAGTAATGTTGAGTCGGTTTCGGTTGTCAATAGTGGTTACAACTACACAGCAACACCAACTGTTGTTATCACAGGTGACGGAACAGGCGCTACAGCAGTTGCAACTATGATTAATGGTTATGTTACAGCAATTACTGTCACAAATCCTGGTACCGGTTATACATCAGTTACAGCATATATTGTTAATGCAGCTGGCGATACATCAGGTACAGGAGCTTCTTTGAGTGTTGTGTTAAATAACCAATATGGATCAATCAAAGCATACTACAACGATCCAGTCAAAGGACAAGTTGTTGTGGGTTCAAATGTTGGTTCAATAGATTATGTAAACGGCATAATTACGTTGTATGGTTTTTCTCCCGTTGATATCCCACAAAACCCATTGGGTCAATTATCAATAGGTGTGCAACCAACAACAACAATTATTCCATCATCATACAACAGAATCGTAACGATAGACCCATATGATCCAAGTGCTGTCACAGTTATTGCAAACGCTAAAAGAAGTTAAGTAAATGATACAAAGTAATCAGAAGA